TTATGATGTTTTAGAGATAATAATGAAGCGTTTTAACATGTCATGTTTTCAATCTCTTAATGCATGGTGGATAGTGCGTTATCCTGATTTATTTTTGGATTATCAACAAGGTGAAACGGTAGTAAATTATTACACTTATAGTCCAACTACATTTGCTTATTTTGATAAATTTAGTATTAATAAATCATTTATAATAGCAACAGCAGGATATGTTGAAACTGGTTTACTTAAATCTATTATTAGACCTTATAGGAGGACATTAGAGACGTTTAATTATGTTCAACCTGAGGATTTGTTGTGTAATAGTCAGTTTACTGATTTAGGGGCTTTAATTAGCACTTATGCTGATGGTTCTAATACAATAAAAAATTATACAGTTCCATGTTGGGAGGCTTTATTTGAAGGCAATTTCTTTTTAAGAGTTGTAACAAATGCAGATAATGAAGAAATTGATAGATATGTTGGAACAGTTAGTAATAGTGCAGGCTTATCTAGTCCTATACCATTAGAAAAAGATGATACTTTTGAATGGTCATTTCAAGTAAGAACAGATGATTCTTTAGCTGGGTTTTTTACATTTATATTTTATCAAGGGGTAAGTTTAACAGATGGCACTACAACTTATTATTTGAAAAATGATGGTTCATGGACAACTACTAATGCTTTTGAAAATTTAACTTTTCAAATTAACACAGGAGATAATGCTAATCAATGGCATACAGTTACATATAAAGCAAATAGAGTTCCTATTGATTGTTTAATGAGTATTAAGCTTACACCAGCAACAGTTATAGTTACACCTGGTTTAGAAACTTATTATAAAGATTTAAGATTAACAATTAATTGGCAAGTTGCTGGTCAAGGACAAATAAATGGTCATTCGCATACAGCAAGCCAGTCAAGAGAATTAAATAATGTAAATGATGTTGAAATAATGATTGATAATAGTGAGCGTTCATCAATATCAGGTACATTATTTTTAACATCACAAACTGGCATACTACAAGATAAATGCACTACATGGAAGTTTGGAAGTGGTTATAATACTGGCATACCAGGTCAGATATTTGACAACTTAGGACAGCTAGTAACACAGACTTACATGTATCAAAGATACAAGCCTAGAACAAAGTATAACGGCAATCTTTTATACTTACGAAATGCAAATGGAATAATGAGCAATCTAGCAATTTTTAGCAATGAGTTTAGCGGTGCTTTATATAGTAATAAAATGTTGTTTGGTAGCTTAGCAATTGATTACAAAAATGATTCTGCAGAGTTTACAATGTGGGAAGTATTTAATAAAGACTTAGAACCACCATTTGACAACTTTGATGATTTTACAAGCTATTTATACAATATTCTCTATCAATTTAATTATCTTTACGAAAACAACTAAAAATGGGATTAGTACGAGGTGAGGATGTGATACTAACCACAACTCAAAATAATGGGGTTGAAAATGTGCAAGTACCATTTGGTTGTGCTAGATCAGTGATTTTTGACATCTCTACAGACTTCATAGAAACATCGGTTACGGAATCAGGAGCATTTAAAACATTCCTTCCATCCGGCAAACAATTTAGCGGTAATATTGAGGGGTTGGTATTTTTAGATGTACCATCAGGAAGTGAAGTAAGAGCATCTGTTACATTTGATTACTCAAGTATACCATCAGGTTCATTTCCAAATTTTAATTCATCAGCTTATATTAATGTAAATTTGGGTATTGATATAATAGAAATATGTATAATTAATTCAGATACATTTACAACTAGAGGTGATTATATAAATGCAATTATTACGAATATTAATGGAAGTGGTACAGGATATACAGCAGAATTAGCTGCAGGAGAAACTTTTATTATTCGTGCAGAACCAGGATTAGGTGATACAATAAATGGTTCTAATTGTACATTTGATTTAACAGTTGATGGCACTTTATATGACTCTATAATACAATTTTCTGGTGGTGTAAATTCATATTTCCCCGACAAATTAGGCATTGGATGGTTTTATGATAAATTATTGAATAGTGAATTGATACAATTAAGATATTACGAAACTGATAATGATAATCATTATTTACAGAAGCAATGTAATGTATACATAGAATCAATAAATGAAACATCTTCATTTGATAACATGGTTACATTTTCAGCATCATTTAAAGGCAATGGCACACCAACTATAACTTATGGCGAAATATAAATACATACTAACGGTAATCATTACACTATGTACAATTACTACTTTTGCTCAACCAGCACAGTACACACCAATGACAGCTGCTGGCTATCAGATGAAACGTTTAAAAGTAGACTCGACACTACATCTACCGAGTTTTTGTGGCGTTCCAACTATTCTTGGTAGCACAGCTAAAGAGGGAGCATTGGCAATAGATACGTGTGGGGGGTTTCTTTATATGTGGACTAGAACAGCAGGATGGGATACGGTAAATACTTCAGGTGGTGGCGGGGGTAATCAGGATTTACAAAGTGTACTTAATATTGGAAATACATCTATAAATAAAGATATTAGTCTTTATGGTAAAACTATTGCTAATGAAGTTTACATTTCAGGGATGGATAATAATTTCATGCCATTTATGGCTCTTGGTGATTCAATTGGTGGTGGAGTTTATCAATATACATATCCACAAGCTACAATTGAATTTATCAATAAATACATGTCACAAAAACTAAAAGGACAGGATAGCACTAGATCTATAATTTACTTACCAGTACAAACAATAGATGCTACTGATACATTGGCTAAGCTTAGTGATGTAAGAGCAGTTAGCGGTGGTGGTGGTGATTTTTGGAAAACAAGTGGAACAACAATTTTAAGTGGTGCTGATACTATATCTTCAACTACTGGTATTTTGGTATTTCAAGGTGGTGAAGAAGATATGGCAAAGTTTTCAGTATCGGCGAATGATATTATTTTATCACCAATTAGTGGAAGTTTAACATTCCCTAATTTAAGTAGTACAATAAATGATACATCATTTTATAAACCATTAGTAAGAGGTACTGATGCTAGCATAAGGCAAGCAACAAGTTGGTATGGTGGTGGTGGTTCTACAATAGACACGACAAATCAATTTGTAAAAAGATTAGATAGAACACCGGGCAAAGATTCAATTATTTATTTTGTTGGTGGCAATAGGTTTGCAATTAAAGATAGTGTCGGAACTAATCCCGCACCTGTTGGATATTATGGAGCGTTTCAAGATACAACAACACAAACCGCACTTGTTATAAATACTGCTTATGGTGTAAAATTGGGCGTTACTGATTTAACAAATGGTGTTACAATTGCAAACAATTCAAAAATAAAAATAGCAAATGCTGGAATTTACAACATACAATTTTCTTTGCAATTAGAAAAAACAGGTGGTAGTGGCAATATGATTGCAGACATTTGGTTAAGAAAAAATGGGGTTAATTTGCAAGGCACAACAGGTAAGGTTGTATTAACAGGTAGTGCTAATGCTTCGCCTGTTGTAGCAGCATGGAATTATGTTATTGCAGTTAGTAGTAACGATTCTTTAGAATTAATGTGGGCTACAAGCAATGACAATGTTGTTATAAAAGCAACACCTGCAACATCACCACATCCATCAATCCCATCTTCAATTTTAACTGTAACACAACAATCAGGTATAATGGCAGGTACGGGCATAAGTCCATTAGATACTGCAAATATGTTAAGTAATTATGCTCGTATAAATTTAGTAAATACTAAATTAAATATCAGTGATACTGCAACAATGCTTAGTAGCTATTCTACACGTATAAATGGTAAATTAAACATATCAGATACATCAGCATTACAACGTAAATCTATTTCTGCATATTCTATAATGGCGAATAAAACAAGTGCATCGGCAAACGTAACGGCTCAATCTTTTAGAGATACATCTGGTGTTTATGATGGCACTATAACGTGGACAGGTACAACTGCGCCTTCAGGTGCAACAAATCACACTTATAGATTAACGCAAGTGGGAAAATGTGTTACAATAAATATTTCTTTACTTTATGCAACAAATGGCACAGCAATATCAAAGCTAATTGCAACGTTACCTAGTAACGCACCAACACCGGTACAACCAACAGGATTAACTAGTGCGCTACAAAATATTTATGTCGCAAATGGTCAGTATATAACATCTACTAATACAACTGCAAATACAATATTAAGAACTACATTAAGAAATAATACTTCTAACAATGGATTTGAATTTTTAATTGAGGGGGTTAGTAATACTGTTGCTCAAGTAAATATAATATGTCAATATTGGACAAACTAATTTTATGCATATAAGACAAAAATATAACACAACTGATAAAAATATTGAAATAGCTTATACAGTTGTTATAACAACAGATTGGAATTTGCCATTAAATCAACATCCATCTATTGTTGAACATCCCGAATTATTTGAAATTAGTGAAGATATTATTCCAGAAGATGCACAATATTTAAATTATATATAATGAATCAGCATAACCCACCATTAACGGCAATTAGCGGAATTTGTGCAGTAATATCTATTAGTGATATTCAACCAGTGCTAACATTTGTTGCGTCTTTAATAGCCATTATAAGTGGCATATATTCTATTTATAAAAAATCAAAAAAGTAAAACATGAACAGTCCATTTTTAACATTAAATTCAACTGACTTTTTAAAAGGTCTTTTGATGGCAGTATTATCAACAGTTATAACCGTAGTGTATCAAACTGTTGAAGCTGGTAGTTTAGTATTTGATTGGAAGGCAATTGGCACAATGGCATTAACAACAGCACTTGCTTACATCATGAAAAATTTGTTTACCAATTCAACCGGTAAATTATTTGGCAAAGAGCAAAAGTGATATAGCAAGAGAGTTTAGGAAAGAGTTTCCTGATATGCCAACTTTAAAGTTGGCCAGGATAATGTATGCAGATAACAAATTAATTTTTAAAGATGTTGAAGATTGCAGACATGCATTAAGGTATATTGAAGGTAAAATTGGTGCTAAATATAAACACAAATTTAAACATACTGAATTCCATATGGCTGAAAGTAGAAGTAAAAACCCTTACAATTTACCTGAATCTTATGAAGAACAAAGAGAACCTTTTGTATTGCCTATATGTTGTGACAATATTCTTCTTATATCTGATCTCCATATTCCTTACCATAACATATCTGCAGTCACTATAGCATTAAACTACGGCAAAAAAGAAAAGGTAAATACTATCTTCATAAATGGTGATTTGTTGGATTGCCACGCTGTTTCAAAGTTTGAAAGCGACCCAAAAAAACGAAGTATAAAAGAGGAGTTCGACGCAACAAAAGAATTTTTAGTACAACTACGAAAAGCGTTCCCAAAGGCTATAATCTATTGGCTAAAGGGTAATCACTGCATCCGATGGGAAAAATTCTTATACTCTAAAGTCAGAGAAATTTGGGATGATGACTATTTTTTCCTAGAGGAAAGATTGCAACTTAATTCTGTAGGAGTTAAGATACTAGACGACAAAGTGTTAGTAAAAGCAGGTAAATTATCTATTACTCATGGCCATCACATTTTTAAAGGTGCATTTACACCGGTGAATCCATCACGTGGCGCATTCTTAAGGGCTAAGCAGTCTTTAATTGTGGGACACCTACATAGACCAAGCCACCATCCCGAAACCGATTTAGACGGCAAAATAATCAGCTGTTGGAGTACAGGATGTTTGTGTGAGCTTAGAGCGGATTATTCGCCATTGGTTGGTAATACAATGCATGGCTTTGCACACATACAATTATCTAAAGATGGTGATTATACAGTAAAAAATTATTCAATCATAAATGGTAAATTATGCTAAACAAAGAGAAAGTAATTTTTGAAGATGAATCTATTGATATAGAGTTTGATTCTAGAGATGGTGAGTTTATTGCAGCTGCATTTAATTCATTAGGTGCTATTGATATGTTGGATACTGGGCTTATGAATGAAGAGCAAAAAGAAGTTATAAATACAATACAATCTCAAGCAATAGCAATTATTAGTGAATCTATAAATAACATTTACAATGAAATATTTGATACCAGTGCTGATACTACTGATCAGTTGTAATCCAAGCCGAAAACTTGACAAATTAAATGCAAAACACCCCGAACTCCTTGCCAAATTTTGCAAGGATACGTTTCCATGTGTGACCAGTAAAATAGATACACTAACTAAGGTAGAGTATGATTTTATTGAGTTACAATGTCCAGGATATGAACCGGGTAATATTGATACAATTTGGCTAACACACAACAAAACTAAATTTGTTACTGGTCCTACAATTGTAGCTACTGAATATAAAATAAATACAATTACCAAAACTATTAAAGATAGTTCTGCAATTAGATCATGTGAGTTAGAACTTATATCTTGTAACAATAAATGCAATGATTTGTTAGAACAAAATAGAAAGCTTCAAAATAAAATAACAGCAAAAAATCGTTGGATAATGTGGCTTATAATAGCACTTTTATGTTCAATATTGTGTAACGTTTTACAATTTAAAAAATTATGATAGCTTCAAAGAATTGCATAAACTTAATTAAGATGTTTGAAGGATATAAAGCTAAAGCTTATTTATGCCCGGCAAATGTGCCTACCATTGGATGGGGAAGCACTATGCATATTGATGGCAGAAAAGTAAAATTAAGTGACACAATAAATGAAGAGCAGGCAGAGGAAATGCTTATGTGGGAGTTAAAAAATAAATCTAATGCATTATATGGTTTAAATCTTAATCAAAATCAGTTTGACTCATGCTTATCATTTATTTATAATCTTGGTATTGGTGCTTTTGCTAATTCAACACTTAGAAAAAAAATATTAGCTAATCCTAATGATCCTGCAATAAAAACTGAGTTTATGCGTTGGAATAAAGCTAGAGTTAATGGTGAATTGGTAGAGCTTAAAGGTTTGACCAGACGCAGAACTGCAGAGGCAGATTTGTACTTTAAAATATAGTTTTTTTTAGTTAGTAAATACGGCCTATTGTGTCTACAATTGGGCCATCTACAAAAGGGTACGGTTTGATTTTTCATTACCTCCGGTGTTTCTACATTGGGGGTTTTTTTTATATCTAATTTGTCAGTTTCTGTCTGACATATGCGATACAATAAAAAAAAATAAAAAATATTTTATAAATATTTGGTTAATTAAAAAAGTAATTTTACATTTGAATTCTAAACTAAAAAAAATGAAGCAATCAACTAAAGACACAATCACCGTAACAATCATTATTATCATTGCCTTACTTGGCGATTCAATTTTTAACCAACTTTAATTTTATGCAAACAGAAACAAAAAAGCGAGGGCGGAAGCCTATTCCAGACAACCAAAAAAAGAAACCCGTTTTAATTTATCTATCAGATGATCAGATAAGTTTACTCGGTGGCCCATCAGCGGCAAAAAACATTTTACAAGATTATTCATTATTTAAAATCAAACAAAATGCAAAAAAAGAGACTATTCCAAATTCATGACTTTGTATTAAGACATGATACTATTATTGTTCAAATCGATGATAACAATTATATCGACAACTCCATAACTATTCCTATTCACGCTTTTATTCAATACCTACTACGTCATGACCGATTATACTTTGAGGCTCAAGATATGAGTACAGGTACCTTAGTTACTAAATCTTATCATTTGACATTTGACAACTACTGGGATGAGATGGAGCGTGAATATAAAGAGCAGGATATTTATGATTTTATTATTTGCACCTGTGTTGATTTTACTAAAGCTATTGATACAATACAATTAAACCTACAAAAGCAACATTACATATGGTAAAATATTTAAAGAAATTGTATGACAAAATATTCAAGACGAGAGAAGAAATTGAACAAATTAAAAGAGTGGAGTTCTATAATAGAGATTCTCGTAAAACAACACCGACAATCACGAACCATCAAACAAATTCCAAAAACTAAATTAAAACAACATGAGCAACTTTTTTATCGATACTAATCAGCGTCAGATTACATTTACAGACAACAGATTCTACTCATCAGAATCAGGTGCATTTATTCCTAGCGTTACAACCATCTTACAAGCTTATCCTAAAGATGCCCATTTCTTTCAGTGGCTTAAACAAGTTGGCGAGGAAGCCGATACAATCAGAGATGAAGCCGGCAGACGTGGATCTATTGTACACAGCCTTACTGAGCGTTACGATGCTGGTGAAGAGATTAACTTATTAGATAACGGAGGCAACATCGGTTACAAAATGTCCGAATGGACCATG